CTGTTGTATACCAAGGTGACGTAATCCTTGGAAGACTAGCTATGGGTGCAGACTTCTTAAACCCAGCTGCTTGTGTTGAATTGTTCGCTGGAACAACAACTAAGCCTGCTGCGTTTGGTACTACATACCCAGCTAACGCTTAATTTTTATTTTTATACGGGGGCTTCGGCCTCCTTTTTTTCTTATGGCTACCACAACTATTGACACCGATACAGAACTATCCGCAGTGAACTCTATACTGGGAGCTATCGGACAAGCACCTCTCACGACTCTTAACTTTGATAATCCAGAGGTGTCATTTATATTTAATTTACTACGTGATGCTAACGTTGATACACAGTCAGAAGGTTGGCATTTCAATACAGAATATCATGTAAAGTTTACACCTGACGCAAACAAGAAGATTGCAATAGGTGCTGACATACTTTCTATGGACTTACACGATAATCAAGCCCGTAGACATAGTGACCTCGTACGCCGTAATGGATTTTTATATGACAAGTCTACTCATACAGATGAGTTTGACGGTGACGTAGATCTTGATGTTGTAAGACTATATGTATTTGAAGATCTACCTATTGTATTTAGAAGATACATAGTTTACAGGGCATCTAGAATTGCAGCTACACAACTTGTTGCTAACGCAGGGTTGGTAAGATTACTAGGAGTACAGGAGCAGCAGGCAAGAGCTGCATTACAAGAGTATGAGTGCAACCAAGGCGACCATAGTATGATGGGATTCCCAGAAGGCACAGCATACCAAACATATCAACCATTTAGAAATCTAAGGAGATAATGGCAGGCGTAACACAAACCATTCCACAATACTCATTGGGTATATCAGAGCAGCCTGATAACTTGAAATTTCCCGGTCAGGTTTCAGATTCTCTCAATGCTATACCAGATGTGACCAAAGGTCTTTTTAAAAGGCCGGGTGCTAAAAGAATAGGAACCGATGCTCTATCCAGTGTGCAGAGTGGAGGTTCGTGGTTTCACTACTTCCGTGACGAAACAGAAGGATCTTATATTGGACAGATAGCAGCTGATGGTCAAGTCAGAGTCTGGCGTTGTAACGATGGGCAGTTGATGACTACAACTTATACTAGCCCGGCATCTATACAAGCATATCTAGCTACAAGCACACCAGAAAACCTACAGACGCTTACAATCAATGATACGACTTTTGTTACCAACCGTGATACTACTAATGCTAACACTCTCATTGGGACAACGGGAACTACAGATGCTACACCAGATGCTCATTTCGCTTTTCTAGAGCTACTGCGTACAGAAAATGGTAGACAGTATGGTCTAAATATATCAAACGATGCTACAACACAGACTCTCGATCGTGCTACACGTATCGAAATACAGAGCGATAACCTTGATGAGTCTGATGGTACAGGTCACTGTCCCGGTATAGGCACACAAGTATTTAGTGTAGATTCTGGTAGTAAAACAAACTTAATATTTAGACTTAACGTTTTAGGTCAACAAGGTGTAAGTCCTAGCTATGGTGCTAACCAAAATGGTGCTGGTGGACAGGATTATAGATGTAGCTACAATAGAGAAGCTGTGCTACTACATGGTGGCGAAGGCTATGTTACAAATGACACAGTTACAGCTACACTTACTTCAGCTGCTGGTGGTGCAGATACTAACGGTAACGGTACACCAGATGCTGCTGCTACATATACTATCAAAGTTGTAGATCACGAAAGAACAACAGTGCAGGCTAACTTAGGTCTAATTAGGCCAGCTCCTACACCGTTTGATGCACAGACTGCTGTAACTGCTGATGCTATTTTAGGAAGTCTAAAAGAAGAAATTGATGCTATATCAGGTATTAGTGCTCAGATTATAGGTTCTGGTATGTATATATCAAGTGCTAACCCATTTAACGTAGAGGTTGTAGAAGAAGATCTCATGCGTGTCATGCAAAGTTCTGTTAACGATGTAACAAACTTACCAAACCAGTGTAAGCATGGTTATATAGTTAAGATTTCTAACTCTCGAATGTCAGATGAAGATGACTACTATGTACGCTTTGACGGAGAAAACAACAGGGACGGCTCTGGATCTTGGTCTGAGTGTGCAAAACCCGGCATAGCTAAAACATTAACTAATATGCCAGTTGCCATACAGCGTATAGGTTCAACCACATTTATGGTCAAGCATTTTACATATGAAGATAGGCGAGTTGGTGATGACTTAACTAACCCACTACCTAGCTTTGTAGGTCAACGTATTAATAAAGTATTGTTTTTCCGTAATAGATTAGCAATGCTATCAGGTGAGAATGTCATAACCTCACGACCGGGAACCCTTGGTACACCTGACTTTTTCGTAGAGTCAGCACTTACAACATCAGCAAGTGACCCGATTGATATATCTGCGGCATCTATGTTTCCGTCAGAACTGTTTGATGGTATCGAAATCAACACAGGTTTGCTTGTGTTTAGTACGAACCAACAGTTCTTGTTAGCATCTGATGACACAGTTTTAAATCCAGATACAGCTAAACTGCGTAGTGTATCTACATTTAATTATAATGAAACCATAGCTCCTATATCTCTAGGCACAACTGTAGCCTACATAGATAACTCTGGTAAGTTTAGCCGATTCAATGAAATGGCAAACGTGCAGAGAGAAGGAGAACCAAACGTTGTAGAGGTAAGTAAGATTGTACCTACTCTACTACCGAAAGATATAGACCTCATTACTAACTCTAGAGAAAATTCTATAGTATTGATGGGTAAAACAAACTCAGATATAGTCTTTGGTTATAAGTATTTACAGATAGCTAATAAACGACAACAGGCTGCATGGTTTAGATGGAAGCTTAACAATCCTTTGATTTATCATTTTATTATCAATGATGAATACTTCTTTCTAGATAGTGACTATTATCTACAGAGTATAAAATTAGTGCAGGCTGACAGTGACCCTTCTATAGTACAAGACAATGTCGACTTCTTACTTCATGTGGATAATCATACTACTATTAGCGGTGGCAGCTTTGACGCAGCTACAAACACCACAACCTTCAATAATGTGGTCAATGTAGCTTCAGTCACTACACCTAACCACCCATTAGTGATGATTGATACTAATACTAACTCAGCAAGAGTTGGACGATATGGAAAGCCTACTAATAATACAGTAAAGAAAACTATTATTCCTACTTCAGCAATATCAGGTAATGATATTACAATACCTAATCACGGGTATACATCTGGAGAAAAAGTATATTATTACAATGCTGGTGGTACTTCTTTTCCTCAAAATGCAAACGTTACTAATGATATTTATTTTATAAAAGTTGTTGATGCAAATACTTTTAGACTGTCAGATACTGCACAAAATGCACAGTTTGGTAGTTTTTTAGTTATTAATAATGCCGGAAATGATAATCAGTTTTTTGTATCCGGAACTCTTACTTTAACGGGACAATGGACAGATAGTTATATTTTAGGATACTTATATCCATACGAAGTTACTTTTCCTACCTTCTATCCTACAAAAGGTCAAGGAGAAAAGATAGCTGCTGATGTTAACTCATCTTTAATTTTACATAGAGTTAAAATACACTTTGGAAAGATTGGACTTTATGAAACAACACTTGAACGAGTCGGTAAACCGGACTACACAGAAGTATACGAATCAACAGAACTGGACGAGTACGACGCATCTGATGCACCATATCTCGAAGAGTTTATCAAAACTATCCCAGTCTACGAGCGTAATACAAACGTAGATCTAAAGCTCAAATCTTCACACCCCGCCCCAGCTACGCTACATGCGTTGTCTTGGGAAGGTGACTACTCACCCAAATTTTATAATCGTGTCTAATTATATACACCCAATCACGTTGGAGGCTGCTCAGGAAGTGGCCTCTAATCTCCGTCCAGATGACCACAGAGAGGTCGAAGAAGGCCATGGGATAGATCCTACCGCCTTACCCTTTCTGATGTCTCAGAATCCCTCCTACGTGTATTTCACAGTGCCTGACGGCAAGACTGCTGGCATGGCCGGAGTAGGACAAGAAGGTGACATATGGATGCTTTGCACTCCAGATATACACCGATACCCAATTACATTTGCAAGAGAGGCCAAACGGTATGTCGATAGCCGTACTGAGCCGCTCCTCTGGAATATAGTTGACAGTAGAAACACAGCACATTTAAAACTGCTAAAGTTTCTAGGTTTCAAGTTTTTACGTAAGTTAAAACATGGGCCAAACAATGTAACATTTATTGAATTTTGCCGTGTGCGTAGACGCTAACGCTGGAGCTAGGGCACAAGCCAGAGCCGAAGCTAAAAAACAAGACGCTATACATAGACAAAGAGCGTTATCATTTTGGAATAGAGAAACACAGTTTGCACGTAACTTAGACAGATCAGTTATAGGCTTGAGTCGTGACCAAAGCGACATCAGACAGAATATACTATACCAGACAGGTGCTGGTAGGTTAGCTCAACAAAAAGCCTATGCTGCATATTTACGTAGTAGAAAAGCAAACGAAGGTGGTAGAGCCAAATCATTTGGAAGATCTGCACTAACTAAATATTTACAAACAAAAGCAGGCATAGAAAGTGTAGTAACAACTGTAGCTGGAAGACAAGCTGCATCGAGACAAAGCACAGCTATGCGAAACTTTAGAAGCTTCCAAGCTAGAGCTAGAGAGAAGTTAGGATTACCCGCACAGCCGCCACCACCAGTAATGATGCCACCAACAAACAGACTTGGAGGTGCTTTATCACTTGCTCAGAGTGGCCTAAGTATTGCATCTAGTATCAAGTTCTTGTCTGATGTAAGAATAAAAGAAAATGTAGAACAAGTTGGTGTATCACCACAGGGCTACAAAATATACGAATTTAATTATAAAGGCGGTAATGTACGATTCCGTGGAGCTATGGCTCAAGATGTTGTACAAAAGAATCCTATGGCTGTAGGTATAGATCAAAACTATCTAACTGTTGACTACAGTAAAATAGACGTTGACATGGAGGTAGTAAATGTCTGAATTTAATAGACAGCTTGGAGTGGCTCGTGATGCGTTTACGAGCTCCTCTAAATCCAACTATGGATCTGAAGAAGCTGATCTTACAGATGCTATAATTAAGAATCAAGAAACTATTGACATGCCCAACACTAGGGCATTTTTTAATAGTGTTAAGGAGTATGAAAGAGTAAAAGATCAAGGCAGCTTTCTCAATACTATGAAACAAGTTGCTGGAGTTTTCTCAGCAGCAGCTCAGTTTAAGAAAGTATCTGATGCTAAAGATAAGGAAAACGAAGGCTTTGAGTTTATGCTCGGTCAAGCTGGTGAAGTCAAGAGTGAAGTTGTCGATGAATTTAATGCTTCAGAAAAACAGCTTGAAGATGAAAGAAAAGATGCTGACTTTGACATGCAACAAGAAGCTGCAACACAGACTGGTGATGACAAAGTTGCTACTAACGAAGCTGCATACAACTTACTACATACAGATCTAGACGGTGCAAACTTAAAACAAGTTGCATTTTCTATAGGAGATCAGTTTAAACCTGTGTTAGGTAATGTCATGGCTGGTAAAGGTCTAGACGGTATCAGTACTACAGGTGAAGCTTTTGATGAAATAGATAAAGGTGTAAAAACTGTACTAGGTGCAGCTCTTTATGAAGCTTTGGAAAACGGTGTTGATATTACAAACGATCGTATTTTTAAAAGATACATAAAAAAGATTACACCTAAACTTATGGAGACTCGAGCTGGTCTTCGAGATAAGTGGGCTGCTAATCAGGAAGTAAAACTAGAAAACGCTAGAAACGCTCAACTAAACTCTGACATACGAGAAGCTGTTATTAACAATGACTCTGATGCTATATTTAGCACAGGTGGTTTACTTGATAAAATTAGAGCAACAAAGTTTGGTGATGCTCCCGGATCTTATCCACTAGCGTTTCAGTATTTAGAAGACCAGATTATATCTGACATTCAAAAAGATGCGTTTGGTGGTGGCGAAGGTACATTAGTTAGCCCTGATAACATAAACAAGCTTTTGGATGAAGGTAAGATTGTAATAAAGGGTAAAGAGTATAAGGGTCTACTCAATGTACCTGATAATATTGTCTCTAAACAACTCAAAGAAAGATTTGAAAGACGTGTTATTGGTGCAATACAGGATCAACAGACTACTAACGCAGATGACTTGGAGCAGCGTAAAACAAATCTAAAATATCAATGGGATCTAGAAAACATAGATAAACCAATGGCTAAACTAAGAAATAATCCTGTAAAAATGGCAGAGTTTCTTGGTGAACCTAACTTAGTAGTGCTACAATCTAAGTGGATAAACTATGTACGTAACCAAGTTGATGGTGATGGTGTTCTTTTATATGATACAGATGCCTTTGGTCAACCCTTACTAACAGACAAACTTAATGCTCTCTTAGCTAAGGCTGATACAGGTAAGGATGATGTACAGGTTAATCAACAATCTACATATCAAGATCAATTAAATACAGTACACAAAGACTTTATAGAAACTGCTGTTCTTCAACATATTTATGATGATAAAGCTGGTGATAAAAAATTAGTTGGCTCAGATAATATGATATACAATCGTATGGTAGCTGATTTTAATGATAAGTTTCGTAAATCATTACCAGAGTTAGAACAGACCTTAGCTGCTTTACCATCTGGAGCTGATGAAACTTTAACAATTCAAGAGCATATGAATAAAGTTTATCAGCTAACTAAAACTAACTTAGATAACAATGTCTATGATGCACCTTTAAGTATAGGTGGTTCTGTAAGTATACCTTTAGTAAAAGCCAAGGAAGAGTTTGTGCAGTCATATATAAATGATGAAAGTTTAAAAGATGCACCAGAAGCTACAAACCTAGCAGAGAAAAATAACTTTGAAAGATCTAAGGGTTGGAGAGACAGTGGTGGTACACTGAATACAGATGTTATTAAGTTCTATGATAACGTGCCTATGTATAAAATGGTTAACGGTAAAAAAGTGCCAATGACTAGCTTACAAAAGTTTTTATATAGAGCTAGAGCTGTTAATCTTTTAACAACTGATGAGACTGCTGCTATTGCTAAGTGGGATGAGACTATGGAGTTTTATACAGATGATGATAGAATAGCTTTACTTAACAAACCTACTGATGGTAAGTTCTTTCAAGTAAGTGCAGAGTCACTACCAACCGTTACTGCCGCAGCAACTGCTATGAAAGCTGGCCCTAACAATACATTTGATAGTATAGAGTCACCTAAGCTAGTAGCTCAGTCTAAAGGTAAAACACCTAGACAATTATCTAGATTACCCAAGGTTAAATCTTTACAAGAAATGACTCTTGAAGAACTAGAAAGGGCTGTCTATGATCTTGATGCTACGAATATAGGCTACTACGGTTTTGGTGGTTTTGAAGCGTTAGACTTGTTACAACAACTAGGTGCTAAACCCGGTCAAAAAATAACAGAAGACGTACAAACAGCTATGCGTTTCTTAAAATTACAAAACAACATTACTAGACGTAAAAATGCTATGTCTGGACTTACTGTTGTAAATAGTAACGCAGCTTGGGTAGAAGCTACAACCTTTACCTATGAAGAAGCACAAGCGATTAAAAAGGTGTTTCCTTTACTAGAAGGCTATGACATGACTAATCTTGGCCGTATGCAAAGACAAGTTGCAAAGGTATTTATAACAGATCTTGAAAAGTATGGCACTGATAACTTAGTCAAGGCTGGTTACAGAATTGTTACTGGTGTACCTAAGAGACAAGAGATAGACGAGATTGTAGAAAAAGAACGTATACCTGATGCAGAACCAGAAGAAAGAGATCCTAATTTAACCAGTCGAGGAACTAGAAACAGATGATAGAAGAATCAAACTATGGTGATGCTTACTCTTTAGATATCGAAGCTTCTAAGGCTGCCGTAGAAAAGTATGGTGAGTTTATAGATGAGTACGAAAAGAAAGAGCAAGCAGAACAAGCTGTAGAAGCAGAAAAAACAGCAGAGCAAAAGCAGAGGGTTGATGAACAAGTTGACCCTCGTAACGCCGATTCATGGGGTGCTAAAGCTTTTATAAAAGAAGGGCAGTCTATTCTATCTGGTGGTATACAAGATACTGCATCTTCGATTGCAACATTTCCTGAGCGTACAGTAGATGCGTTATCAGGTGAAATGCAAAGAGAGAAAGAAGAAAAAGGATTCTACAAACCAGAGTGGACTCCTTTTAACTCTTACGATAACCCTATCGAAACTAAAACATGGTGGGGTAAACAGCTACGTGGGTTAGTACACTTTGGTACACTCGCACTTGGTACAGTTGCAGCAGCTAAGGCAGCAGCAGCTACAGGTCTGGTTACAATACCAGCTGGCCTAGCCGGTGTAGCTAGTAGTAGCCTTGCAAGAGGTGCAGCTGTAGGTGCTGTGTCTGACCTTGTATCTAAAGAGTCAGACGAAATGAACGCTATGGGTGCATTGCGTGAAAGATATGGCTGGTTTGATACACCACTTGCTACCAAAGACACAGACCATCCTGTTATGATGAAGATAAAAAACATCGTAGAAGGTATGGGTATAGGTCTATTTTTTGACGGACTAGCTTATGGTCTTAAGAAAGGCAGTAAGCCAGTGCTTGACCAGATAGCTGCAAGAAATAAAAGTGTAAAAGATCAAACAGTTGAAGCTGGTATAGCACAGCTACGAGAGGGCGAAGTACAGTTTAGAGCAGATAAAAACGCTCCTGTAGCAGAGCCACACCAAGGGGCACATACATCACAGGTTGAACCAGATGTAGCTCGTCAACAGTTATCACGTACACGTAACGAGTGGGGTTCTGAAGAAGGATCTACAGGCTCTGTTACTACACCAGTAGAACGTGAGCGTATAGCACTCAAAGGTGGTACAGATGATGCAACTGTTGAACGTATATACAAAGGACTTGTTAGCAGTGAAAAGTTTGCAAAAGACTTAGCAGCTGCAAAAGGCGACAGGCGAGCTCTAGCAGCTACATTTAGAGAAGCTGTAGAAGGACATCAGCGTATAACACAAGGTAGAAATGCTGTTGATATGTCACCGGCAGAATACCTCAAAGAGTTATACGAAACTAACGATGTTATTGATGGTGTCGAAGTATGGACATCAAAGAACGTAGTTATTGCTGACCTAGTGTCAGGTACACTGTTAAGACAGTTACGAGATACAGGTATAGCTGGTAGAGAGATAATGGATATAGTCAATCTTAATGATATAGATGGCCCAGCTAAACAAATAGTTGACACAATGCTTACAGCTTTGTACGAAACTAAGAAAGCTAGATTTGTAAAGTCAGACTCATTTAGAGCGTTAGGTGCTGGTAAGGCACGTAAAAGAGCTATAGATGATGCGATGACACAAGAGATGGCTGACACCAGAGAGTCTGTACTTTCTGTATTGAAGATCTCAAAAGATGGTGATGATGAGTTACTACAGGCTGTGTTCGAGGCTTTTTCTATGATGAAAGATGTTAACTCACTTGATGACTTTGATAAGTGGGCTCGTACTATTATAAAAGGTGGTAAGTTAACAGAAGGTGGCGTAGATCGTACAGGTGCTATGATACGTGAGCTAGAAGGTGTAATGAGTCATAGTATATTATCTGGCCCTAAAACACCAGTCCGAGCGATTATGGGTACATCTGCTGCAACATTCTTAAGACCTCTATCTACAGCATTAGGTGCTGCTATACGTTACCCATTTAACGGTGACACAGCTACACTTAGATCTAGTCTTGCGTCTATAAACGCTATGGTAGAAGCTGTACCTGAGTCGTTTGAATTATTTAGAACTAAGCTAAACTCATACTGGAAGGGCGACATATCAAGTATTAAGACTCGTTATGTAGACTTTACCAGAGGTGATGAGAACTGGGAGATCTTACGCCGTTGGGCAGAAGATAGTGGTAGAGCCACACCCGGAGAAACAGCAGCGTTTCGTGTAGCTAATATGGCACGTCAAATGAACAATAGTAACTTGCTAACATACTCTACTAAGATTATGGCTGCAACTGACGATGCGTTTGGTTTTATACTTGGACGTGCAAAGATGCGTGAGAAGGCTATGCGTAGAGTCTTGGAACTACAGGACAATGGCATATCTACACCAAAGATAACTCGTAAACTAATGAAAGCTTACGAAGATGATTTTTACTCACAGCTATATGATTCTGCTGGTAACATTACAGATGAAGCTTTATCATTCGCACGTAAAGAAGTTACACTTACACAGGAACTTACAGGCTTTGCAAAAGGTCTAAACGATGTGTTTACTGCTACACCATTAGCCAAACCATTCTTTTTGTTTGCTAGAACTGGTGTTAACGGTCTTGCACTCACAGGTAAGTATACACCCGGTTTTAACTTCTTAGTCAAAGAGTTTAACGATATCGCACTCGCTAATCCTAAAGATCTAGGCAGTGTACGTCAGTATGGTATTACCACAGTTGAAGAGCTAGCTAACGCACAGGCATTACAAACAGGCCGATTGGCTATAGGTTCTGCTGTTACATTTATGGCAGCTATGGCATGGATGCGTGGTGATCTTAATGGTAATGGCCCAGTTGACAGACAAAAGAGACAGATGTGGTTAGATGGTAAATGGGAGCCAAGAACTATAAAGCTAGGTGCTGTACGTGTTGGTTATGATAACTTTGAACCATTCAACCTTATTATGTCTACAATCGCTGACGTAGGTGACGCAAGTGAACTTATGGGTGAAGAGTGGACAGAAGGAGAACTACAGAAAATATCATTAGTTATAGCTCAAGCTATTACAAGTAAGTCTTATCTAGCTGGTATACAGTCATTTGTAGACTTATTTGGTGGTCGACCCGGCCAGTTCAATAGAATCATAGCAGGCTTAGGTAACAACGTTGTACCTTTAGCAGGCTTACGTAATGAGCTTGGTAAACTATTTACACCTTATATGCGTGAGTTAGGATCTGGTATTGACCAGTCTATACGTAACCGTAACTTATTAACAGAAAAGCTAACAGCACTTACTCCTGTACAAGAACTACCTATCAAGTATGATTTACTTAATGGTAAGCCACTTAAATCATGGGACTTCTTGACTAGAATGTACAATGCAGTTAGTCCTGTATCTTTGAACTTAGATCAAAGCCCCGGTAGAAACATGTTGTTTGACAGCGGGTATGATCTAAGACTGTCGACATACTATGCACCAGATAGCACTAATCTTACTGACTCACCTTATCTTAGGTCTGCGTTTCAGAAAGCTATCGGAGATCAAAACTTAGAACTAGAACTAGACAAGCTAGCAAAAGACAAAAGAATATTAGCATCTATTGAACAGATGTATGCTGATATACGTGCAGGCAAGCGTGCACAGTATAATGCTAGAGACTACTATCATAATATTATTATAGATAGACTGTTTAGAAAAGCTCGTAGAATTGCATGGGCAAAAGTTCGTAACTTACCAGAAGCTCAAGAGTTAATTAAAGAGCAAAAGAAAAAGGACATTGCACAAAGACAGAAAAGAAGAGACACAGCAAACATCCTCAATATACCTAAATAAATGGCAACAACATTCGTAGAATACACTGGGGATGGTAATGCAACTAAGCAGTTTACCTTTCCTTCTATACAAGAGTCTGATGTTAAAGTCCGTGTAGATGATGTGCTTAAAACAACAAGTACACACTACAACATTACTAGTTACACTACTACAGGTGGTGGTAATGTAGTCTTTACAGCAGGCAATATTCCATCCAATCCAGCTAAAATACGTATATATCGTGACACTAACGTAGATGTAGCTAAGGCTACTTATACACCGGGGTCATCCGTAAAAGCAGCTGATTTAAATAATAATAACACCCAGCTCTTATATAGAGCACAAGAAGAGCAAGTACCTAATCTTATACAAACATATGATATAGTTGATGATATTTTAACAACTGCTAAAATTGTCGATCAGGCAGTAACATCAGCTAAAATTGCAGATGGAACTATTGTTAATGCTGATATAAATGCAAGTGCAGATATAGCCGTAGATAAATTAGCAAATGGTACAGCTAGACAATTACTACAAACTAATGCCGGTGGTAACGGAGTTGAATTTACAAGCAACGTCGATGTCCCGGGAACTTTAGATGTAGCTGGAAATGTAGATCTAGATTCTAATTTAAACGTAGATGGTACAACAACTCTTGATAACACAACTGTTGACGGAGTACTAGATGTCAACGGTAGTGCGACTATAGATGACCTAACAATAGACGGTAGTATTATCTCCAAGAGCAGCGGAACTATACGTATTGCTTCAGATTACATTGAGTTGGATGGAGACTTAAGAGTAAGACCTAATGGGTATGCTATTAGGTTTATGATAGATGATACTGTAGCACAAACGCTTGTAGATTTTAGACCTTACAGTAACAATCAACACGATTTAGGTGCTTCTAATAGACAATTTAAAGATCTTTATATTGATGGTACTGGTTACATAGATACAGTTAATGCGGACGATATAACAGGTAGTGCTGTTGTCACATCTGGTGCTTCTACCAGTGATACAAAAGTATATTCTGCTAAACGTGCTGGTGAAATATTTTATGAAAAAGGTACTTTAGATGATATAACATCTGGTGATACTTGGGTTTCTGATGATAGTAAACTTGCAACTACAGCAGCTATTGACGCAAGAGTAATAGACTTAGTAGATGATGTCGGTGGTTTTGTACCGATAGCAAATGAGACAAGTTTTCCTAATGCTAACCCTGATGTAAATAATGGTGCTGGTACACTTGTTAGTATAGCAAGTCTATCTAGTAATCTTACTTCTAACGGTAGTGGAGTTATTAGTATATCTAACGGTACTGTAGGAAACTCTACGGTTACTATCACTGGTGCTGGTGCTAATAAAACTTTTACTGCTGGCTTTGGAATACTAGTAGAAACAACATCAACTCTTAATACTTACACATTTCATAGATACGTTCCAAATGCAACTTCAGTAACAACCGTTGCTGGAAGTATAGCTAACGTAAATACAGTTGCCGGTTCTATTGGTAATGTAAATAACGTTGGTGGAAGTATAGCTAACGTTAACTCTGTAGCTGGTAATGCAACTAACATTAACGCTGCTGTAAGTAATGCTTCAAATATAACTACTGTTGCCGGCAACGATACAAACATAACCACAGTTGCTGGAATCAACGGTGACGTAACTACAGTTGCTGGTATCTCTTCTAATGTGACAGCAGTTGCTAACGATCAAGCTGATATCGGAGCTGTAGCTGGTAGGATTACAGAAATAGGAAGATTAGGTACTGCTGATGCTGTAGCAGATTTAGCTTTACTTGGTACTGCTGATGCTGTAGCTGATATGAATACGTTAGGTACATCATCCAATGTAACTAACATGAATACTTTGGCTGGTATATCTGGTAATATAACTACTGTTGCTGGTATATCTTCTAATGTAACAACGGTTGCAAATGATAGTACAGAGATAGGAACAGTTGCTGGTAATACTACAAACATAAATACTGTTGCCGGTAATAATTCTAATATAACAGCGGTCGCTGGTAACAATTCTAATATCACTGCTGTAGCTGGTAATGCAACTAACATTAATGCTGCTGTAGCTAATGCGTCAAACATTAACGACGCAGTTGGCAATGGTGATAACATAAACGCTGCTGTAGCCAATGCGTCAAATATCAAT